TACGGTTACGCTGCAATCCGTCCTGAATGGTCTTGTGTAGTTGCCGATGTTGTTTAATCGGTTGGGGGTGAGGGGAAACCCTCCCCCTTTTTATGAGTTTAAGGAATATCCCAAATGGGTCACAAGCCCTGCTGGGATTCCGCAANTAGCTAATGATGCGGAAGAAGAACAAGCAATATTGAATCAAGCAGTAGAACCAGTCGCAGAGATGCCAAAAGTTAAGAGGGGCAGGCCTAAAAAATGACACAACCATTGCCAACAACACCGTCAGACATTATTAATTTAGCCCTTAAGACTGCAAATGTGATCGGTGTGGGTCAAACCCCGTTGGCACAGGATACGAATGACTGTTTCAATCAGTTAAACATGATGATGGCGCAATGGCAACGCAGGCGCTACATGGTTTACAACCTCGTAACCGTTGGATTGCAAGCGACAGGCGCATTAACCTATTCAGTCGGTACAGGCGGTGATTTCAACATCACAAGACCGGTAAAGCTCGAAAGCGCTTTTTTCCGCATGAACAAAAACACTCCGCTTCCTGTAGATTATCCTTTGGAAGTGTTGAGAGCGCAGGAAGATTACAACCGAATCTCCATTAAGAATTTAAATGCTTTCCCTCAGTATGCCTACTACAACACAGGCTTTCCTTTGGGCGAGCTATATGTTTGGCCAGTACCAAATAATCAATATGAGATCTTTATTTCGGTCATGGTGCAATTGGAAGCATTCCAAACCATTAATGATCATCGTATTGCCTCCTGAATATTTAGATGCTTTGCATTGGAATCTTGCTAGACGTATTTGCGTCATGTATGGATTGCCAATCACCCCTGAATTGACTGGATATGCTGAAGCCTCAATGCGAGCCATCGAAGAAGTCAACTCTCAGATTCCTTTATTGCATATGCCTGTCGCCTTGCGTGGCAAATCGGGCGCATACAATATTTATGGTGACTTCTACGTTGGGAGCGCAGGCTAATGGCTAAAGCTGCTCTAGTCACAGGCGCATACCAAACCAAGAGCGTCATCGCTGGTGCGCAGCGTTGCATCAATCTTTTTCTTGAAAAGAATCCCGATGCTGCGGTTTTTCCATTTACACATTACCCAACTCCAGGGCTTACTACTTTAACAACTGCTAGTGTCAATGGTTGGCGCGGACTGTTTTTTGCAAGCAATAATCAACTTTATGGAGTTTGCAACAACACAGTTTATGTAATAAGTCAGACATGGCAATTGACTGCATTAGGAAAAATTAACTCTAATTCAGGTCAAGTTTCAATGGTTGATAACGGAGTTTATCTTTTTATTGTTGATGGAACATTATCAACTGCATCAAATCCTGGAGGATACACAGTAAAACTAGATGGTAACGTATTTGCTCCAGTAGATAATTCTAGCGATGCAACTGGTGATCAAGGTGGATTCTATGGGTCAAATCAAGTNAATTTTGTTGATGGTTATTTAATATTTAATCGTCCAGGCACTAACCAATGGTATATCTCACTTGATAATCAAATTCAAATAGATCCTGTTGATTATGCATCAAAAGACGGTTATTCAGACAATTTGGTTGGTATTGGAGTCTCTCGCAGATATATTTATCTTTTTGGCGAAGTAACTACGGAGGTTTGGTTTAATGCAGGAAATACTACATTCCCTTTTGAACGCTTACCTGGATCATTTATTCAGTATGGTTGCGCTGCAACAAATTCAATCGCTCAAATGGATGGAGAGATTTACTGGGTTGCTAAATCCCCACAAGGTACGGCCACAATCTGCAAAACAAACAATTTTAATGCTCAACAAATAAGCACGTTTGCAATTGATCAGGAGCTTCAAACCTATCCGACCATTTCTGATGCGATTGGATATACTTATCAATTTAATGGCCATTACTTTTATGTAGTGACTTTCCCAAGTGCAAACAAAACATGGGCTTTTGATTTGTCAAATTTGCAATGGAATGAATGGCTTTGGACTGATTCTAATGGACAATTTAACCGTCATCGTGGTAATTGCTTTGCTTTCGCTTACAACACTCTTGTTGTCGGTGATTGGCAAAATGGGAATCTTTATGCTTTAGATCAGAATAATTATTCTGACTTTGGTGGCCCAATCGTTCGGATGCGCGGTTTTTATCATTCCGAAGATGACAATTCAGACCGTATTCGATACAAATCTTTTATTGCTGAAATGGAATCAGGCAATGGCAACAATAATGAGCCTGTAACCGTATTTCTTGAATGGTCAGATNATCGTGGGAAAACTTTTGGAAACCCTATTGCACAAACAATGGGGGTAGAAGGCGCTTATTTGACTTCTATTCAATGGATGCGCCTTGGTATGGCTCGAGATAGAGTATTTCAGCTTTCATGGTCTGATCCTGTTAAAACTGCCCTTTCAGGGGCTTTTATTGATGCTGCACCTAATCACAGATGACAACGCAAGCACCATCAGCCAATCTTTCGACAAATGTACCTTATTTGTCAGTTCCCTTTTTGGATCAAAATGGCCAAATAAGTCAACCTTGGCTTATGTTTTTGATTCAACTTTATCAAAGAACTGGCGGTAATTTCACGCCTACTTTGAGTCTTGCTCAAGTAGAACAACAATCCTTATTAAATCCAACAATTAAAAATGCCAATGGATTTAATGGGGTAATTGTTACTGGCCCAAATTCAACAATTACTTTAGAAACTACTGTTAATGGANTTGTAAAAGGTAACGGAACTGCATTAGAGGAAGCTATATCAGGTGTTGATTATGCTCCTGCAACATCAGGAAATGATTTGCTTTCCGGCAATAATGCTGGTGGATTTAATAATGTCACAATAGGAAATAATTTATCTTTTATTGCTGGTGTTTTAAATACAATAGGTACTATTGGTAATTCAATTTTGTATGGCAATGGAACTGGTGGGTTTAGCAATGTAACCATTGGAGCAAATTTGAGTTTTGTTGGTGGAGTTTTGTCTGCTACTGGTGGTGGCGGTACTTCTCCAGCTAGTTATGCTTTTGCTGCAGCGCATGGATAATTTATGATAAGACTTGACACAATAAACAGATCAATCCAATTATTTCTTGGTGCAGCTAAAACCACAAATAATCTTCAGATTGTCGTTTCCTATTCGGATCAAACTGCAAGCACATATTTAGGCGCCACTCAGTTATCTAATTCAAACGGAACAACTCCAGTCACAATTTGTAGCGCTCCTNCAGCAAATACAATTCGCGACATTGACATGATCACCGTTTTAAATACTGATACTGTTTATCAAGTTGTTACGATTCAATATTTAGATACTGCAACAACATACAAAATCCTTGATATTCAGTTAAATGTCGGTGACAAGCTCACCTGGACGCATGGTAGCGCTTGGCAAGTTGTTGATAACTCAGGAAACGTCAAATACACCGTTTTGACTACAGGTGGTGTCAATAGTTTTAATGGAAGAACAGGCTCGGTCACTTTGACTAGCTCCGATGTTGATACTGCATTAGGGTTTACCCCAGCACCTCAAACAAGCGGATCATCTTTGCTTTATGGAAATGGATCGGGCGGTTTTTCTAATGCAACAATTGGAAGCGGGCTTTCTTTTAGCGGTGGAACTTTAAGCGCAACAAATAGCGGAACAGTCACAAGCGTTGGTTTGTCATTGCCCTCAATATTTAACGTTTCAGGATCTCCAGTCACAGGATCGGGAACATTAACTGCAACTCTTAATTCTGAAACTGCAAACACTTTTTTTGCTGCTCCAAATGGCAGTTCAGGAACTCCAACTTTCAGAGCGTTAGTGGCTGCTGACATACCTACGCTCAATCAAAACACAACTGGAACTGCTGCTTCCGTAACTGGCGCGACTCAATCGGCCATTACCTCAATTCCTAATCTTGCAATTGTCGGAACAATCACCACAGGGGTTTGGAATGGCACTCCAGTCGCTAATTCTTACCTTGCTAATAGCTCTATCACCATTAATGGTAATGCGGTCAGCCTAGGCGGTTCTACAACGATTACTGCGGTTAATCCTTATGCTTTAACCATAGGAACTGGACTTTCAGGCACTTCATACAATGGCGCGAGCGCAGTCACAATCGC